CTGAGCAGGCCCTGAACTTTGCGAACATCAAGGCCAACCCCCAGCGTGTCGCCGCAAGTGTGCCCGTCAGCCGCCGCGCCGTCATGCAGGCCGCCTTCGACCTCATCGGCTTCATCACCTACAAGTTCCAGAAGGGCTGGGCTATGTTCCGCGCCCTCCACGTCTATGCCCACGGCGAGTGGAACAAGCTGGAGATGCCGTTTGCCAAGTGCCCCGTCGTCGAGCTCACCCTGGACGAGAATATCGGCAAGAACCTCGCCAAGGAAATCGCCAAGATCTACGACAAGGGCTTCGAGGGAGACCCCGAAATCATCATGGACAAGACCACCGAGGTCGAACTGGCGTTCACTCCGCGCATCCCCGGCTCTACCGGCGAGCGTACCGTGGTTGAGGATGGTCGCTGCTGCGGCTATCGCTACAAGGTCAGCCCCTTCATCGACTACGCCATCAGCAGCGAAGGCGTTGCCACGAAGGACGCCACCTACCGCTACATCGGTATCGGTCACTTCGGCTACCTGAACGAACAGCTCTACGCAGACTACGACTTCAACGTGGACGGCACCAGCTCCGCTAACTTCGACCGTGGCGTCATCGCCCTCGGTATGGGTACGGACTACAGCCTTGTCGAGCTCTCGAAGCTCGTCAACGGCGGCGACAACAACACTCCCCACAAGCCCCAGGCCTTCGTGCTCATCAGGCTCGTGGAGTCCAGCTCGTCTGACATCTAAATCTCGGTTCATAGTTCCGAGAAAAGGGGCGGCTGTGCGGAGATGACCAGCCCGCCAGCCGCCCCTTACTAAAAGAACTAAATCAAAACAACCAGTCACACGAACAATGAGCCTCCAGACGGACATCATCTTCTTCCGCGCCATCAAAGCCGACGAATACATCGCCGCCGTGACGGAGGGACGGATATATAACACTGCCATCCCCCTTCCCGACGAAGATGCCGCCAACGTGCCGCTGCCCTACATCGTCGTATCGTTTGACGGGCTGATCAACGACACATCGACAAAGGACAGCTTCGAGGGCTACAGCGACAACGTGCAGATCAGCGTGGAGATTGCGGCGACCACCCGTCCCCAGCTGGCGACGCTCACCACCTACGCCCGCGCAGCCATCAGCAGGTTCTTTGCCGAACTGCCGTCGTGGGATGAAGACTACGATCTGGTGCCAGAGGACTATTCGTTCAGTGCCGGCCCCGTCAACTACGACAGTATGAAGCCCGGCTATTGGCAGGTGCTCAGTTATTCGTGCGACACAAACGTATAAAAGGAGGGAATTATGGGAGAAATCATCAAAGGCCAGCATCTAAGACTGAAGCTCGGCTCAAAGTATATAGCCTTCGCCCAGGAATGCACCGTACACGTCTCAAAATCGCTGGAAAATTCTTCAACGAAAGACGATGCGGACGGCATGTGGGCCAAGCAGGAGGTGACAGGAAAGGCATGGGACTTCTCGGCCAGCGCACTTTACAGCGTCGAAACCGACGCCACGGGCCACAATGCCGAGGACGCTCTTGACATCGTACTCGCCGATCAGAAAGTATGGGTCGAGTTCCAGCGTACCGGCGGAACGAAAAACCGCGAAGATGCGACCAGCTCGAACATGTATTGCGGCTGGGCGTGGGTCAACGACATCTCTATCAACGCGGGCAACCGAGCCAACGCCAACTACTCTATTCAGGGTACCGGCGACGGCCCGCTGACCAAGAACGGCGAACAGCCGAGCGTGAGCGACATCTAATTTTACCAACTCTTCCCCCGAGGCTCGCGCCTTGCAGCTTCGGGGGATTTTAATTAAAAAGGAACTATGAAAGCAGAGAAAACCATTACCATTCTCGAACAGGAAGTTCGGATGCGCTACTGCGCAGCCGCCGAGACCGGCTACGAGGAATTGAGCGGCAAACCGTCAACCCGCTTCATCCCGACGCGCGACGCCGACGGGAACGTTGTCCCGCCCGAAGCCATAACCATCGACTACATTTATCTTGCAGTTTCGGCCATCGTCGCCGCCTACGCCGCCAACGACGAAGAACCGCCCGTGTCAGTAAAGCAGATTCTATATGACACCAGCCCGTTTGAAGTCGGCGAGCTCATAAAGAGCGTGGGCGAGCTGCGTTCCTTTTGGTACGACGTGCCGACGGTCATGCAGGAAGAGAGCAAGGAGAGCAACGCAAACCCTTAAACGCCCATGAGCTATATGAACTGCTTGTGGGCGAAATCGGGATTGACCGCTACAAATTCTTCTACGTCCTACCCTTCTGGGAAATCAGCGCAATCGTCAAAGGTTACCGCAAGCGCGAGCGGACATTGTGCGACCTCACACGCTGGCAGACTTTTTGGATAATGAACTGTATCGGCGATACAAGCAAGGCGGGAATCCACAGCGTAACCGACCTTCTGCCGTTCCCCTGGGATGCAGAGCACACCGAGCGACCGCTGTCTGAAGATGAAGAACAACGAATCCGCGAGGAACTACAACGAATAAACAGAAAGAATGTGAATCCTTCGTAATTTGTTATTTGTGTTTTTAGTTATCATCTAAAGTGACTCGTGAGCAGTCCCACCCGTGAGGGCAGGACTGTTTTTCATTTCACCACGTCCCGCTTACCGAGTCTTCCCAGTCGCCATTGACGCTGACGCCCATCGTGCCAACGCTGCCGAAGAGGTTTCCGCTATATTCCGATGCGCGGTTGCGCTTGAACGGCACGCCGTTGATGACCACGCTGCCTATCTCGCCTCCGTTGCCGTCCTTGGCCGTGACGGTCACGTTTGTCGTCCATTCGTCGGCACCCGACAGCCCGAACACGTTCACCGCGAGCGTGCCCGTCGTGCCGACGTAGGAATCCGGCACCGCAACGTCAATCGCCTGACGCTTTGCCGCTGCCGCCTGCCCTGTCATATAATTCAGGCCATAGTACCACCGCTCGGGCGTGACGCTGACCGTCGCGCAGCCCACGGGAACCTCGTCGGCGACGCAGATGCGCAGCTTCGTCACTACGCGATCGAGCGTCACGGCACGGTTCCCATTCGACGTGCTGACCACCGACACCTCATAATCCTTCCAGAACGTGTCGCGCACGATGTTCCAGGAGATAATAGGATTCACCTCGTCGATAACCGGAGTGTCGCCACGGCTGGCCACGAAGTAGATGTGGTGCTGCCCGTAAGTGAGTGCGAGGTGCGGCTGTCCCCAATCCTCATCGTCTGCCGTCTGGTGAATCTGCTGAACGAGGCGGTTATCCACATAGTCGAACAGCCACAAGTCGGTCATCTCCTTGCCGTCTGCGGTCAGATAGCCACGGGTGAAGCCCGCGTCGCCGAAGTCGCCCTTCACGGTGAACGTGAATTTCTTCGTCTTGGCGTTGACCGCCGTCGTCGGCTCGTCAGTCGTCACGTCATCCTCAATCAATGGACTCTTGCAGGCCACCACCATCAGTAGCACCGCAAACAAAAGCGTTGTCTTTTTCATTTTGTTCTTGTATTAAGGTTCTGATTTTGTCAAATTCCTCGAGGACGCTCTTCGCCATGACCTTCGCGTAGCGTTGCGTCTGGGTGATATTCGTGTGCCCCAGCATCCGCGACAAATTCTCTATGCGCACGCCGTTACGCAGCATGAACGTGGCGAACGTGTGACGCGCGAGGTGGCTGTGCAGCCGTGTCCGAATCCCCGCCGCCGCGCCGAGCAGCTTCAGGGCGTGGTTATAGTCGGCATTATCCATCTTCGGCACCTGCCATCCGTAACGCTCCAGGACATCGACCGCCGGCGGCAGCAGCTGCGACACATAAGGCACGCCCGTCTTGATACGCTGACCCGTGAACACCCAGTTCCCGTCCACCTTTTTATATTCGTGCGCGTCGAAGGCCATCGCGTCCGAATACGACAGCCCCGTGAACATCTGGAACACGAACAAGTCCCGCGCCCGCTCTATCGGCGTGTCGGCCATCGGGTGCAACGCCATGAACGCTTGCATCTCCTCTTCCGTCAGGTATTCAACACTCGGCTTGTCGCCCCTTTTGAACTGCCCGCGAAGCCTATCGTACGGGTTCTCCTCTATACGGTCAAACAGCAACGCCCGCGAAAGCAGAGCCTTGAAGCACTTGTGATAGTTATGCACGCCCGCATCCGTAATGCCCGACCGCTTGCGCAGCCACGCATCAAAGTTGTATATCTGTTCAACGCTCAGGCTCTCGAAGCTGCGTATAACGCCGTATTCGCGCAGCCGCTTCATCAGGCTTGCGTAGTGCTTTCTCGTTCCATCGGCAATGGTCATCATTTCAATCTGCCCGTCCATCCAGTCCAGGAGCGGCGTGCCTTTTTCCTGATTCGTCTCGACCGACCACACGGCCCGCTTAATTCCTTCGATGCTGACCGCGCGTCCCTTCTCCATGCAGTGATTGATATATTCGTCGGCTTTCGCCCTGACAATCCGAATCCTTCGGTTCAGCTCATCAGAGTCCGTCCTGTCCACAACCGACTCATACATCCATTCTCTCTTTAACACACGCACGCCCGTACCTATATAGAAAGGCTTCCTGTCGATGGTTATGCGAATCTCAATCTGTCCTGGCTTTCCCGCCTTCGTCCGACCCGTGTGGTCAAAAACCGCCGTCGTCGTAATCATAAGGCGCGAGCATTTAAAGTCCGTACAAAGTCACAGCCTTCAGTAGTTCCGTCGAAACAAAGCGGGATTTGTTTCCACGTTTTGTTTCCACATGTTTCCACATATAGGCAAAAATGTGGAAACAATCCGCAAAAAACAGCACAAAAAAGCAGTATATGGAAGCCGCGTCCTTTCGTCCGCTTCCGCCATAACTCTTTCTTTTTCAGCTTAAACTGCGCTTTCATTCGATTTTCTTTGTTTCCACTTCGTGACCCGTTTGGGGTCTTGGGGGTTGTTGGTTTCATTTGGTTTTTAAGTTGTTAAGGGGTTTATAAAATTGGGATGAGGAAACGGAATTGGAAAATGGGCAATGGAAGGGGTTCTTGCGGGGTATTATTGGGGGACATTGTTGGCGTAGATTTCGGGGTGAAGGGCACGAATGTCGGTGAGGTATTTCTGGCCGGGATAGGGGATGTGAAGCTCGGATGAATAGAAGGTGCGGCCTTCATCTTCATCGTAGTGTTTTTTTATTGTGCCGACGCAGGGATAGGGGTAGGGCGTTGGGTATGTGTCGGATGCAACGAGAGCGGCGACTTCGGCGAGGTCTTCGGTGGGGATGTAGCCGAGATGGTGGCCGTCGAGGTGTACCACCTTAATTGCATTGCGTTCATAGGGATTGTCAGGCTCAGGAACGAGGTTGCCCTTGAACGGGCCGACATACTTCGAGAGTCCTTTACGATAGTTTATGCCCGCTATTTTTGTTTGCCGGCACTGGGTGTCATCTCCGCTTGTGCCGGATGAACCGATTTTAGTAATAACTGCGACGGCTATGCCGCTGATAAGAATTAATAATAAAACAATAATTAGTCCCATAACATTATATTTTTAGTTAAACATTGATTTTGTCATCGGGGGATTCGGCTAAGTAGTGGGTGGAGGGGAAGGTGGATGGGTATGATGGAGTGGAGAAGTTGGTGCGGAGGAATGCGAGGGTGGCCGTTAGTTCCTGACGGAGAGAAGTGACCTGAGACAGCTCGTCGCGTAGCTGACGGCGAAGTGCTTCTGTTTCCTGAATCAACGTGGCGGCAAGGGTTATTATGGCATCAGTCGGAGTCGACGGCTCCGGCTTTTTTGTTTGTAATAACATTTCACCTTGCTCATATAACAACCAATCAAGATTGAACACGCCAGGGAAAGCATGGCTGAACCTCCGAAGAAACCTATCTGTTAAAACAGACTCTCGCCCACTAAGCGCAGAGGATATGTTTGAACGGCTCGCTCCCATTTTATAAGACAAATCTTCTTGGTTTACTATAAGTCCATTCATTTCAAGATACTTATATGCTCGAAACAGCCTTTCTTTTCGTTCCATTTCCTTTTCTTTATGTTAATATATATTAAAAATAAAACATTTTGTATCGCATTATAAGAAATTTTGTTTTATCTTTGTCGCGGTTTTAGAAATAAGACCACGCAAAAGAGGCAGAGGATGGCGTATTGAGCCATCATACCAAACCAATCCAGCGGCAAAGGTAAGCCATCCAAAGCACTTTTGCAAACAAAAAGCAAAAAAGTTGTTGGTGCGGCTTTTTTGAGGTTATTAAAAGTTGGTAAAAAAAGAAAACGGGACACCCCGAGCAAGGAACCAGCAAGCGCACCATTAGCTGACCTTGTGAGGGGTGCTCCATTTAAGACAAAAAACAAAAATGGAAAAGAAAGACATGAAGGAAACAATGATGGACGTGGCAGCGTGGTCGATACTGCTGCTAATCGGAATGGCGTTGGTTGCGCCTGCTCTCCTGGCCTTCTGCGAGGGCAAGGACGGACAGCCTACCGTGTGGAATTTGGTCGGAATCGGCTACATGGCGTTCTGGGTTTGGAAGTTGAACAAGAAAGCTCAGCAGAAATGAAAATAAATTCCAATATTGACGAATTTAGGCAGCAGAACAAAGTACAGGCTCGCTTAAACTTGTACCGTCAGCTTGCGAGCGGAAAGATAAACGTGAATTATCTTGAAAACCGCTACCGAACGCTTAATTTCAATAACATTATGCTTTTTGACACGCTGTCGGTGGTGGCAAACGAACTGTTTAACGACTACGTGGAAGAGGCACCGTACATCCCACGGCTTAGCAACACAAAAAACTACATGTATAAAATGGAACGCTGCCGTCAGACTTACGAGGCGTTCCGTAGAACCATGTATAGAAGCGAGAACAGGTTTTTCGAGAAAATAACCGACCTATATTTTGAGGCTGTTATGCGTCCGATGCAACTGGTAGAGATAAACCTGAAGCAGCTATTTGACAAAGAACGATTCCCGTATTCACGCTACATTGCAAAACTTGAAACACTAAACATCCTCACTGCGTTCGGTGTCGGGATAAGCTGGCACATTGAGGATTTGAGCTACGTTGCCCAAAATCCAACAGGGCAGGCAGGACTCGTAGGCGGCAGATTCAGCAAAATAGACAGTCGGGTGAATATGCAAGGCATTCAGCATTGGATTCTTGAACTTGAAAGAGAACTTGGGCCTATGCCAGTAGAGGCTACCGATCATATACAACAAAGCGTCGAGCAACTTGAAAACGAAGTCGTGTCTGGAGACTTGTTCCTTGAATGTACCATTATTGTTTCGGATGAAATGAAATGGGAGGGATTGCCTTCGTGGTTTCCATTTTTGGAAAAACCAACAGAAGAGCATCGAGAAAAGATGAAATACAAAACCCGCGAAGATATAGAGAAATGAAACGGATAATCACCCTAACCACATTGGCTATGATGACAGTCACCATGAACGCGCAGCCATTGGCATTGGATAGCATCAAGCAGATGTCGCCCGCCGACGGACTATTCTTCGCCCTCGAATACTTCGGGCTGTATGAGCCGCATATCGTGTACGCGCAGGCCGTCCTGGAAACGGGACACTTTAAGAGCAACCTCTGCAAGCACGGCAACCTCTTCGGCATCTATGACAGCAGAAAGCATGAATACAAGACCTACGGGCATTGGATAGATAGTGTCATGGACTACCGCGACAGCGTGCAGAACAAATACAAGGGTGGTGATTATTACTACTTTCTCGAGAATCTACCCTATGCCACCGATCCTGACTATATAAACAAGGTAAGGCGCATCGCCGAGAAATATGTTCAATATGATTAAACTATGGACAAGGAACTGAAGCGAGAGATTATGGCGACGGTGCGGATAGCCACCGAGCAAGCGACGCAACGCGTGATGGAGATGCGCGACGAGCGATGGGTGTCTGAAAAGGAGCTGCGGGCGAAGTTCGCCTTCTTCACCCCCACGTGGATGCGGTACTACGGTCGGCTGCTTCCAAGGACGCGGCCTATTGTCACCGACGAGAACGGCAAAGAGCATGAAGGCAGTTGGAACTACCCCGTGAACAAGATAGCCTTCATGGTAGCAAACAACGAAATAAAGAACCTTAAAATATCAAATCATGGAACCACTAACTGACAAAGACATCAGGAGACTGAAGAACCTCTACGGCTGGTCTGCAATCGGCATTGCCGTTGCGCTGGGTATTGCAATCGGAATTTTTATAGCCTTATTATAACAGAAAAATGGAAGCAACAGGAAGAATCATGAGAGTATTGCCGCAACGCAGCGGATTTAGTGAGCGGACACATACAGAATGGGTAGCTCAGCCGTTTGTCTTTGAATACTTCGAGACAAGCGACCAGCGCGTTAGCGACAAGATGCGGCTGGAATCGTTCGACACGAACATTATTCCACAGATTCAGGAGAACATGAAGGCCCGCGTGGTTGTCGGTCACGACATCCGAGAGTACGAAGGGCGAGTATATAATGAAATAAAGCTATACCGCATGGAGGTGATCGGTTCCGCCGACCCGAATGCGGCAGCTTCTCCGGCGACCTAACGGCGTAGGAATCCGGGCATGACAAAGCTCGGACGTTTAGGCTCGCCGGAGCCAAATAGCGTCGTGACGGATAGCGACCGACATCGGAGAGCGAGACTCCGCGACGCACTACGGGAACGCCACCACCACACGGAGGCCGGACGCAAACCCCAGGACGTTAAATCCCCAAGATAAAGAAGGGTACCGGAAGAGAGCAATCGATAGGCCCCGAAAGCCCATGCTCGCATGGGAGTGCTAACAACAGGGAGGAGGAAGCCGGGAAGTTGCGCCGTGAAGCCATAGGCAAAGCCGAGAGTTGGTAAGCAGCGGACAAGAAGCGCGAGAGGAGACGAAGGTCACCAGCGTGTCAAAAGGACTCTAATGCGGCCACGTTTTCGTTCAACTTTTTCCTCTTTACAGATTTTGCCCAACGTGCCTGTCCCAAGCCAGGATAAACGCAGAGGGGAGTGTTTATACATCACAAGTTTTTTTTCTTTTTCATTCCTCCCCGTCGTGATGACGCGGAGGTTTTTTGACAACAACATTAATAATAATATAAGGAACTATGAACAATGGAAGAAACAAGAAATATCATGCCTGAACTGCCGAAGGCGGTCGAAGAGCCTGACTTCCTATCGGGCGACTTGTGGTTCAATGTGAACGTTGAACCCTATCGGCTCGATTTTGAAAAGGCATACGAGGCCCCGCGATATACATTGGCATGGAACGGCATCGGGTTTGCCCCGCTCGGCGGCATCCACGCCATAACGGGTCAGGCGGGCAACGGCAAGACGATGACGCTGGCGCAGTTTATGACAGCCATTCTGTCGGGTCAGTTCGGAAACCTCACCTACAACCTCGGCGAAAGCATCCCGAAGCCCCGCGTCCTGTATATCGACACCGAGATGGAAGAGGATAACACCATTGCGGTGAAGAACCGAGTGATGACCATGTGCAAGCGGAGCATAACGGAGCAAGCCGACGACTTTATTGTGGTAATGCTGCGCGAGGTGCCCGAGACGATGGAGGTCATGACAGACAAAAACGGCAAGGCCGTACAGATGAAGTCGAAGGCGGCAATCAACCGCTGGCGCATGACGCTGAAAGCGATTTGGGAGTACAAGCCCACCGTCGTATTCATCGACGGACTGCTGGACGTGGTGGCCGACTTCAATGATAACATAGAGTGCCAGGAGACCATCTACAAGTGCATGCAGATCGCCAGCTACTACGGCATAAGCGTGTGGTGTGTGGTGCATCAGAACCCGGGAGGCGAGAAGCTGGTCGGGCACCTCGGTTCATTCCTGGAGCGCAAGGTGACAGACATCTTCCAGACGAAGAAAGATAAGAAGGAAGGCGACGTGACGTTTACGGTGAAGCAGCTGAAAGCCCGTGGCCGCGACATCGACGACTGGAAGTTCAAGGTCATGCCTGTCAGCGGTTGGGGAATGCCGGAGCAGATCGACGTTGCGCCCGTCGAGCCAAAAATGAAATACACGCCTATCGAGGTGAAGGAATGGCTCGAAAGAGGTCAGAAGGAAGTCGAATGGCCGGCAACGCAAACCGACATACGATACAAGATATTCCGCGACTTTATAGGAATAAAGAACAGCGACGATAATCAGATGTGTTGCACCATTGCCTTCAATAGAAGATTTATAATTCCGCAAGAAAAAGACCAGATGGAACCAGGGCAGAAGAAACCGAAATTCTACTTAAATTCTGAGTTCATCGAGGTCATGCCATTTTAATAATCCCAAAATTCCCTATATATATTAGATATATATAGGAGGATAAAATCCCAACCCCATTTGCCTGCCCCTTGTCCCATGTCCCTACGTCCCTGTATAGGGGGACGCTGGGACAGTCAGGGACAGTGACGGGGCTGTAGGCATCGGCTCGCGCATGTGCGCGTTTTCATATAGATATTTTTTGGCTTTTAGGGCAGGGCTTTAAGGACTCTCTACAGAGAATTCGGCGATTCTCTACAAAGAATTGGCAAAATCTTTATAAAGAATAAGGAAACGATGATAGACGAACGAACCATTCAGCGGGTAAAGGACTCAGCGAACGTCGTGGACGTGCTGCGCGATTTCTACGACCTGCGTCGAGATGGGGTGAACTACACCTGCCTCTGCCCGTTCCACGAAGACAGGCACATCGGGTCGTTCAAAATCTCAGCCAAATATAACAGGTACGTATGCTATTCGTGCGGCGCGAGCGGCAACAGCGTGGACTTCCTGATGGAGCACGAGGGCATGTCGTTCCCCGACGCGATACGGTGGCTCGGAAGGAAGTACGGAATAGACGTTGAAGGTTCTGAAAAATTCACTGTCAAACCAAGCCAACCCCACATGCCACCTCCACCGCTTCCGATGCTGAAGCTCGACTACGGCATGGTGAAGCGACGGATGGACACTTCGAACGACAACTTATGCAACTATATACGACAACTTCCGTGGGACAGCGACCAGAAGGAGAGAGTGGAGAAGGCTTTCAACCTTTATCTCGTCGGACACGCCGTCGAATTATCAGACAATAAGTATAAACCTGACATCAGAACGAGGCACGACTTTACGCTGTTTTGGCTTGTAGATGAGCAAGGGTTTGTCCGAACGGGTAAGATGATGAAGTACTACCCGCCCGGACATGACCACTTCGGGCACCGAGACAAAGAATCGCCATTTGGCAAGGATTGGGTGACGGCAGCACTGGCCCGGCCTCGTATCAAACGCGATGAAAACGGCAAGGCCTTCCGCGACGAAAAGGGCGAACTTATATGGGAAACGAGATTTACCCACATCTATGACCCTGAGAAGCAAGAGGTGAAGCAAACGCTTTTCGGGATGCACCTGCTTGACATTGCACAGACGGCAACGGTCAGCATCGTAGAGAGCGAGAAAACGGCTCTCATTTGTGCCATTGCCTACGGCGGAATGAAAGAGAACGTGTGGATGGCGAGCGGTGGCATGACCAACCTTTCACCAGAGAAACTGAAGCCTATCATTCAGCGGGAGCGGAGAATCATTCTCTACCCCGACCACGACGGCATCGAGGCGTGGAAGCAGCGAGCGAAGGAGATTGGCTACAAGAAGCTGACCGTCGCCGAGCAATTTGTCACGGATAACTGGACGGAGGCGGACGGGCCGAAGGCGGACATCGCCGATATATTTATAAGGATAATGGACGACCAGCAGCGGCACGCGGGAAAGGCGCAGCTGGTGGGCGACGTGGTGAAGGAAATGATACGAGAGAATCCAAACATGCAACTGTTAATTGATAAATTCGACTTATATGAAACAGGAAGATAAAAGCGTGGTGATGGGCACGAAGGTGACGCCGTGGGCCGCCGAAGCGTGGAACGAAATCTGCGAGGCGTTACATACGGACACCTACCACCTGCTTCAGCAATTCATCTACGCGATGATTCGCGGCGCGTCGCTGGGACACAAGGTGACTCCTGAGATACAGCGATTGCTGTCGGCCCTGGACTTCGACGCGGGTTGGCAGAACGCGCTGAACATTTGCGCGAAAGACCGACTGAGCATTGCCCAGATGATTCTGATTGTCGAGCAGGAGGGAAAGCGAGGGTTCGGAGCCGTAATGATTGACAAGCCATTCATGAGCGAGGCCGAGCAGACGGAGAATGCCGACGTCATCTTCGAGCGGCTGTGCGAGGTGGTGTTCAGACGGACGTACCTGAAGCTGCGGCGTCTGGGAACCATCCTCAACGTCAGCAGCCAGCGCGAGCTGTTAGAACGGATGTTAGACGAACAGATCGCCGTCGAACTTGAACAGCAATTCCAGGCCGAGCTGCCTGGCATGGGCGACCGCGCCGAGAACGGAAAGCCCTATGGCTACGGCAAGAAGACGAAGGCCAAGCAGTACCGCACGCCCGACAGCGTGGCTCTCGACGGACGGTTCAGCTTCACGGACGTTCCCGAATATACGATGAGCAACACCGAGGTGCCGACCTATGACGTGGAGTACGAGAGCGAGGACGCCCAGCACTTCGACGACCCCGAAGAGGCATGGGAACGGATAGAACGCGACGAAGAGTACGACGACAATGAAGAAGACTAAGAGCCGCTACCGCCCTGAGCACATGCGGATGCTCAACGACCGACGTTGGATGGAGACCAAGCGCATCGTGTGGCAACGGGCGCAAGGGCTGTGCGAGTGGTGCATCAGAGACGGCAAGGCGGCTGGCGTGCGCGACGGTTGGATAAGGGCAGGCGTTGATTGCCACCACTTGATACCATTTGAGTCGGCAAAGACACAGGCAGAGATGGAGAGGCTTTGCTATGATCCTAACAACTGCGTGCTGCTGTGTGTTGACTGTCATCGAAAATGTCATAACATAAAAGGCTACCACAAGAAAGAGAACGTGAAGGCGAGGCGCGACCAAGCCTTTGAACGATGGAAAGAAAGAATGAATGGGAAGTGAAACCCCCGCGGCACCCGTTTTAGTTCGGGCCTCCGAAAATTCCCAAAT